GTCTCATTCTCAGCTTCATTGTTAGTAACTGGTGCGCTCACAAGAGCAACAATTAGCTAGTGTCAAAGAGGTCAAGACTAAAAAATCAAATAGAAGGACTGGAAGCCGCAATAGAGGTTGTCGGTGTGGATATTGATTATCAAATCAAGCTTATTAGCCAATTAGGCAAGGAAGCAATTGACCTCTATAAACAATTCAATCAGAACTTCGGTCAAATTGTAGTTAGCGATATAAAAGCAAAGCTACCAAAAGACTCAGGTGCATTAGCTGGTTCTGTTCGTTCAGCAAGAATGAAACAAGGAGTTATTATCCGAGTTGGAACTCCAGCAAAGCATCCTTATGCAAGACTGGTTGAATTTGGTGGATACAATCCCTTTGGGACAACTATTAGAAAATCTGTAGGAACTAAAAGATTTGGGGCAACAGCAACTCTAAGAGTTAGAAATCCACTCAAAAAGAAGTTATGGAAACCACAGAAAAGAGAAGGGTATTTTATTTATCCTGTTGTTTCAGACAGACTTCCTGAACTTCAAAAAGAATATATAAAGCAATTAGATAGATTAGTTGAAAGTATGTATGGCAAAGCCCAAGCTACTCCGCTAGCTCATCTAAAACCAAATCCAAACAGTTAGAGGACACAATGGAAGAAAATAACGAATACCCAGTAATTGTTATTGGGGACAAACAATATCTGATGGATTATTCAGATATCACTGGACTTGAGTGGAAGGAAGTCAAAAAACTGACGAAGCTCGGTGCAATGGAGGCAATAGGACAAGCGTCAATGCTTGATATGGAAGTTCTTGGTGCAATAGTATTTGTCATCGCTAAACGAGAAGATAAAACTATCAAATTCAATGACATCTTAGGTCAGCTGAATATAAATTCAGTAAAAACTCAAGACGAACTAGATGAAGACATCCCAAAAGCCTAAGGGCAGAATGGCGAAAAAGTCTTCCTGCCCTAACTCATTTCTATGGCATCAAACCATATGAGTTAGAACTATATAGTTTTGGAGAACTCCAAGAATACTCAGAACAATTATCAAATTTCATAAGGATGAGAAACAATGGCTAAAAGACAACCAATACAACTAGGCATAGTTCTTAACACTAAAGCTCTAAAAGCAGGTATAAAGTCTGCTCAGAAGCAGATTAGTAAACTAAGCACTGTTGGCTCTGTAGCCAGTAAAGGTATGAAGGGTCTCGGCGTAGGAATGAAAGTTGCCTCAAAAGGTGCTTTGGTTCTAGGTGCTGGAGCAGCAGCAGCTGGTGTCAACCTTCTAAAATTAGGTTCTGATGCTGATGAAAGTGCAAACGCTTTTTCAGTCACATTCAAAGAAGCAGAAAAATCCTTAGGTTCATTTGTTGATGACTTTGCTAACAAAGCAGGTTTCACAACTTCTGAACTACAACAACTTTTATCGTTCACTGGTGGTGTCACAAACGCTATGGGTGCAACCGCTGATGAGTCAGCCGAGTTATCAAAGACAGTCGCAGTTCTTGCTGGAGACATAGGTTCTTTGAAAAACATTCCAGCTGAACAAGCTGTTAGAGCTATGACATCAGCGTTGACAGGCGAAAGAGAATCTCTAAAGTCTTTAGGCATCATCATCAAGGAAACTGATGTTCAGCAAAAAGCTATGGAGATGACTAACAAGTCTTCTGTCAAAGAACTCACAAACTTAGAAAAAGCTCAAGCAACAGTTGCATTAATAACAGAACAATCCTCTGATGCTATTGGCGATTTAGATAATACCTCTGATGGATTTGCTAACACAACAAGAAGACTGAAAGCAGAACTACGACAAACAGGTTTGGAAATGGGACAAGAACTCCTTCCTGCTGTTTCAGGTGTGTTGCCTTTATTGTCAAAGCTAGCACAAGACATTTTGCCTTTAGTGACAGATGCTTTTGCAAAAGGTGTCGTTGCTGTTCAAGAGTTCTTAGATAAGTTTGGCGATGATATTCTCAAAGGACTAAAAACATCATTCCAACTATTTCAGGACTTGGGAACAATCTTTTTTGATATGGTTGGAAAGTTTATCAAGTTCATACAAAGCTCTGAAATATTATCAGGTATCTTTGAAAAACTAGGTGGCGAGACAGCTGGTCTAATGGACAAGATTCACGATTATGCAGAATCTATTCGTGATGCAAATGATGCTGAAAAAGCACAAGCAAAACAAATGGATAATCTAAATGATTCATATTCATTAATGCAAAATGTTTATTCAGGCAATATGGATGCAGTTAATGAACTCACTGGTGCTACTGAAGATTTGACTGACGAACAGGAAGATAATACAGACGCTGTTGAAGAGCAAGCTGAGACATATGAGATGTCTGCATTAGAGTTCAATAAATATACAGACGCTATGGGTTCAGCTCTTAGTGCTATCAAAACTTTGACTGGTCTTCAGGAAAAAGGAAAGCGTGAAGAAGAGCGTTTAGAACAAGCTACTGGCGAACTTGAAGAAGCAAATATCCAAGTTGCTCACTCACAAGCAAAACTTGCAGCTGCACAGGAAAAAGCTACATCGCTTCAAAAAGATGGGACTGAGGTCACAGCTGAAGAAGAATTAGCAATTATAAATCTACGAGATTCTATTGATGAGTTAACAGAGGCACAAGATGGTTCTCGCAAAATGGAACTTGAATTAGCTTTAGCTAAACAAGAACTCAATGAGCTTATTGATGAATCTACTAAGCAATCTGATACATACTTTGATGCTGTCAAAGCTGTTCAAGATGCAGAGGAAGACCTCAAAGATGCTATTGAAGAACAAAAGAAAGCTCGTGATGAGCAGATTCAAGCAAAGAAAGATTTAGCTGAAGCCTCAAAGATATCTGCTGAAAATATTCTTCAAGAAGCTTCTGCTATACAAAAACTTGAACAAGCCTTTGGAGAGTTTAGTGGTGGAACATTCCAGGAGACTTTAGAAAAGCTTTCTGAGATAACTGGAAGAAAAATTGCAGAAATACAAAATGCTTTTGCTAATGCTGGACTAACAAGTTCTAGTTTCACTCCACCAAGTAGCGACTCAGGAGGAAATCCACCTCCAGCAGTTGAACCGCCTCCAACATTAGGAGATATTGCTGGCAGCGATGCTAACAGCGGAGGTTCTAGTGGAGGTTCAGGAAATGTTCAACCAGTGAAGATATTCACAACATTGAATATCAGTGGAGAAAGATTTGAGACTGTGACGCAAGATGCAATTATTAATCTTCAGAAGCAAGGCAAGAGAATACTGATATGAGCGTAGCATTCAACTCAGATGTCAGTCTCACAGTTGAAATTGGTTTTGATTCAAACCCACTGGATGTTTCGCAAAGTTATACAGATGTCAGTGCATATGTTAGAAACATAGAGACTAATAGAGGAAGGCAACACGCATTAGATGAGTTTCAGACTGGAACTTGTTCAATCGTTCTATCAAACCTTGATGACAGGTTCAATCCACTCAACACAAGCAGTCCATATTATGATGCTGTTACTGGAGAGACAAAAGTCAAACCATTCAAGAAGGTTCGTATCTCTGCTGTGTATGATGGAACAACTTATCGCCTTTATACAGGATTTATCACTGGATATCCTGAAAGCTTTGGTGGTCAGGGTTCTGATTCAACAGTTAGAGTGCAGGCTGTAGATTTATTCAAACTACTCAACCTCAACACAATAGGTTCGAGAGGTTGGCTATTAGGAAACACATCTCGTTCCTTAGTTGGTAGTGCAAGGCTTGGTTATGCAGATGAACAGGAATTATCTTCTGCAAGAGCTTCAAGGCTACTTAGTGCATTTGGTATTCCATCAGCTGACACAACAATCTCTACTGGAGATTTGCAAGTTCAAGCTGGTGTTCCTGCAACAACGAACCTATTGACTGCGCTTCGTGAAGTAGAAACAGCTGAACAAGGTCAATTCTTTATTGGTGCTAATGGAAACGCAACCTTTAGAGATAGAAATTATAAAAGAACACAACAGTTCGCATCTAATGCAACTTTTGGAAATGGCGTTGGAGAACTCCCCTTTTCTGATGTGATAACAAACTTTGATGAAACAAGGATTGTCAATATTGTCTCAGTGACAAGAAATGGCGGAACAGAACAAATAGTGCAAAACAATAATTCGATTGATGAATATGGAGCAAGGCAAAACAGTCTAACTGATACATTGAATGTTTCAGATTCAGATGCTTTAGAGATTGCAAATCAACGACTTGCAACATTTGAAGGAACATCGCCAAGAGTTGAGGGATTAGTTGTTAATCCTGTAGGCAATACAAGTTTATGGACGCAAGCATTAGGAAGAGAAGTTGGCGATAAGATAACAGTCAAAATTCCTACCCCAGCTTCAACAACAATGGAGTTCGGTGTTCATATTGAATCTATACGACACACAATCGATGCAAATAACAAAACTTGGAGCTGGAATCTATCAACCAGCGCAGGTGCTGAAAGTGCATCTTGGGTCATAGGTTCATCAAGATTAGGTCAAGATACCAACTTAGCTTGGTAGATATTAGGAGAAATTAATGGCATATAAACCAAACTACGCAACTGGAGACTTGATTGATGTCAATGTTTGGCAGGAGTTAGTCAACAGAGCAATATACATATTTGCTAACCCAGCTGCAAGAGACAATGGCACAACAGGAATAACTTCCCCAACAGAGGGACAGTTTTGCTACTTGCTCGACATCACTGGCTCAGGTGGTGGTTCAGGATTGCAATTCTACAATGGCTCAGCTTGGACGAATACATCTTTGACAGCAGACATAACAAGTGTTGTTGCTGGAAATGGTCTTTCAGGTGGAGGCACTACTGGAGATGTGACACTTGCACTAGATGCAAATGAACTATCAACAGCTACAGCTGTATCTACAGACTATGTAGTTATTGAAGATGTCACAGACAACAGCACAAAAAAAGCACTCATCTCAGACATCATCTCTCAGGGAGATATAACAGGAATAACAACTTCTGCGACTTCAGGTCTTGCAGGTGGAGTGACCAGTGGAACAGCTGACCTTGTTATTGACCCCTCAGCATTAACCGATGGAACATCTTCACTGACTGTGGACTTAGCAAATGACTTGCTAGTTATCGAAGATGCTACAGATGGCACAGTCTATAAAATTAACCCTGCTGACTTTGGCTTTGCAACAGAAGGCGATGCAATAGCTTTGGCAATAGCACTATAACTTAGGAGACCGAATGGCAAATACATTCAAGAATGCGAATCTTGACATAACTAACTCAGCACAGGATATTTATACCTGTCCTGCTTCAACAACTGCGATAGTTCTATCACTTAGAATTTCAAATGTTGATGGCAGCGCAAATGATACTATCACAGCTGAATGGGTTGACTCTGATGGAACAACAAAGGCATATTTAGGTTTCACAGTCTCAGTTCCTGCTGATGCAGTATTAGAAATGGCTGGAGATTCAAAAATTGTTTTAGAAGCATCTGACAAGATACAACTCACTGGAGGCGCAACCTCAGGAGACTTGGAAGCTTTTATGTCAATACTAGAAATTTCATAAGGAGACTTTTATGGCTAAATATGGCTATATAGGCGCAGTTCCTACACAATCAAGTTCATCGAATACTGGTTTATTCAATATGACCGATGTGTTCAAATTAATAGAAGCTGGACAGTGGGCTTTGCAAACAATAGATGTTTCATATCTTGTCATTGCTGGTGGTGGAGGGACTCTCAACTCTCCTTATTTTTCAGGTTCATCTGGTGGAGGTGGTGCAGGAGGTTATCGAAACTCTTATGCTTCAGAAACATCGGGAAGAAACTCTTCAACTGAATCACCATTGACTTTAGCTACTGGAACAAACTACACATTGACCATTGGTAGTGGTGGAAGTGCAAATGCGACTCAAGGTTCTGATTCAGTGTTTTCAACTATAACTTCAACTGGAGGAGGAAGAGGAAGTGGAGGTTCTGGAGGTGCAGGTGGTGGAGGTGCTTTTCAAAATGGTGGTGGTTCTGGAACTGCTAATCAAGGTTTTGATGGTTCTAGTGGTGCTGGAGGTTCTCCATACTATGGAGGTGGTGGTGGAGGTGCTGGAGGTGCTGGTTCAGATAGTGGACCAGATGGAGATGGTGGCTCTGGATTATATTCATCAATAACTGGTTCAAGTGTTCCACGAGCTGGAGGTGGTGGTGGTGGCACTGAGGGAAACGCTTCTTTTGTTCAAGGTGGAGTTGGAGGTGGAGGCAATGGTGGTGGCAATAGTTCTTCTGGTCAAAATGGCACAGTTAATACTGGTGGAGGAGCTGGTGGTGCAGGTGGTCCAAATATTGCAAATGGAAGGTCTGGTGGTTCTGGAATTGTTATTCTTCGGTATCCGAATACAGTATCAATCACAGTTGGAGCTGGGTTAACTTCATCAACTGCAACTGATGGCTCAGATAAAGTCACAACATTCACAGCTGGTTCTGACACAGTTTCATTCGCTTAGGAGAAAATTATGAAATCAAATGAGTATGGATATATTGGCGATACACCAACACAGTCTTCGTCATCAAATACAGGAATCTTTTCTAATGAGGATGTTTATAACCTTTTAGGAGAGAACAAGTGGGCTTTGCAAACATTCACTGCTGAATATTTAGTTATTGCTGGAGGTGGAGGTGGTGGAGGAAACTATGGTCCAGACCAGAGTGGTGGTCCAGGAGGTGGAGCAGGTGGTTATAGAAACTCTTATGCTTCAGAAACTTCTGGAGCAAATTCATCAACAGAAACACCATTGACATTAGGTTTTGGAACTAACTACACAGTAACAGTCGGAGCTGGTGGCAATAATGCCAATGGTTCAGATTCAATATTTTCTACAATAACATCTGATGGTGGAGGAAAAGGTCAAACTGATGGAGGTTCTGGTGGTGGTGGTCGTGGTTCAAATGGAACAGTTCAGGGTTCAGGAACTGCTAATCAGGGAATGGATGGAGGTCGAGGTGGATTTTATGCAGGAGCTGGTGGTGGAGGTGGAGGTGGTGCATCTGCAACAGGAACAAATGGTAGTAATGCACCAAATGGTCCAGGAGGAAATGGTGGTGCAGGTCTAACATCTTCAATCACAGGTTCAGCAGTTGGTAGAGCTGGAGGAGGTGGTGGAGGTTATGGATATAATGGTTCATCAAATGGTTCTGGTTCTGATGGTGGTGGTTCAGCTTTGACACCAGGTTCTGCCAACACAGGTGGTGGAGGTGGTGGAGGTGCTAGAACCTCTGGAGCATCTTGTTGTAGTACAGGTGGAGACAGACCAGGTGGTTCAGGTGTGGTCATTGTTCGGTATCCAAATACATTAACCATTTCAGTAGGAGCAGGATTAACATCTTCAACTGCGACAGATGGCTCAGAAAAGGTCACAACATTCACAGCTGGAACTGATTCAGTTTCGTTTAGTTAATTTAGAGGAGATATATATGGCACATTATGCTTTTATCAATACAGACAACATAGTTGTAGAAGTCATCACTGGAAAAGATGAGACTGATACAGAAACACTTCCTGAGGGCTTTGACTCTTGGGAGCAATATTATGAAACAAAACGAGATGGATTAATTTGCAAGAGAACAAGTTATAACACTCAAAATGGAGAACATCTTTTAGATGGAACACCTTTTAGAGCGAACTACGCAGGGATAGGTTATACCTATGAGGAAGAAGATGACATTTTTCTTCCACCAAAGCCATATCCAAGTTGGCAACTATATGCAGACAATCCTTATGTTTGGGCTGCTCCTCTACCATATCCAAATGATTTCACAGACCCTGATGATATTTCTATTTATGGTTGGGACGAAGAAGCGTATCAAGCTGACAACACAACTGGTTGGGTATTAGTTGAAGTTGAGGGCGAATGAAACTACAAATCCTAAGAATTAATTCAGGAGTAGATGCAACCTCAGGTGTCTTATTTCAGGTTCATCCTGATGGATATAAAACATTTCTTTGCTATACATTAGAAGACCAACCGCAAGAGAAAAAGGTTTATGCAGAGACAAGAATCCCAGCAGATACATACGATATAAGATTTAGAACTATTGGCGGATTTGATACAAGATACAAGAAAAAATATGGAGCTGGCTTTCATAAAGGAATGCTGGAGCTGCACAACAAAGGTCAGGATTCTGTCGTAGGTTCAGGAGATATGACTTTCAAATATGTCCTTATACATAAAGGGAACTCTTCAGACCCTCATTCAGCTGGATGTATTTTGGTCGGAGATGCTCAAGATAACAATGACATAAAACCTGAAGGCTGGATTTCATATTCAGGTCAGGCGTATGAGCGTGTCTATCCATTAATTAGAGATGAACTTATGGCTGGTGCAAAGGTAGAAATCGAAATTATAGACTACGAAGAAGGGATGACTTCTTCATCTACAGTAACTGAAACTAATCACAAGAAAGTTGCTGGAGGCTTGTATTGCAATAAATGCAATAAGACATTCAAGACACAAATCATATAGGTTTGGGTCAGAATCTTCTGATATAGGTTTCAGTCCTCAATCTATATCAATATAGAAGCAGAACAACGAGCCTCATTGTTCTATCTGACCCAGTTTTAGGAGAAGATGAATAGTAAAGAATTAATGAAGCTGCTACCCCAGCTTCTAATCACAGCTCTAATTGGAGCAACAAGTTGGATGTTCACAAGCGTCCAAGATATAAAAGAACATCAAGGCAAGTGCGATGCTGAAGTTATGAACCTCAAAGAAAACATTCAAGAGCAAGATGAAGAGCTTGATATGTTAGAGGCAAACTTCACAGACTTACTTTTCAAACTTCAAGGATAATTATGATGCAGAAAATAAAAGATAACATTGGACTAATTGCCACAGGTTTTGCACTTATGGGAACAATTGGAACAGGTATCTCTACAGCTGCTGATATTGTTAACACGCTACAAGGAATTGATGAGCGTATGGAGTTTGTTGAACGAGAGTTTGGGAAACTAAAAGAAGACACAATGGTCACAAGTGATATTGCTGTTCTTTATGAAAAGATTCAAGATTTAGAAATAACTGCTAATGAAGCAGATTATCTAAGAGAAAAATTAGCTACTTTAGAAGCCAACTACTACACACTTCAAGAAAGTGTTAGAAATAGTGGTTTCGATACACAAAATAAATACATTCCTGAGAAATGGGAATGGCAAGATATGAATGATGCCATAACTCGTGTAGAGACAATGAATCAGACCATTCAACAAAAACAATGGGAAATAGATGATTTGAAAACTCGTATCGCGTATTTAGAGGCAAACCTTCACAACCACTAAGGAGAATATATGTTTCAAGATATTGATTGGAAAGATTTAGGCGAAAGAGCGATAAGCACATTCCTAGAAGCATTCTTAGCTGTAGCAACAGCTGAAGCTTTTATGGGAGACCCTGACTTATTGAAATCAGGATTTGTCGCTGGACTTGCTTCAGTAATGAGTTTATTGAAGAATGTCCTAAAAAATCGAAATGCCAACAAATAAAAAGGACCTCAATGGTTATACCAACAAAGAAATGTTGGGATTAATCATTCAGAGGTTAGAAAAACTAGAAGAACGCATTGATGAGATTATTGACGAGAAAGTCAGTCGATTTGAAATGTATTCAGTAATTTCTGCCCTACTTGCTGTAGGTGCTTTAGTTGGCTATCTCAATATGTAGCAACCAAAGGAGAAACTATGTTTCTTTGTCCAAACTGCAATAGAGGCGCTGGAGAACTTAGGTGGAATAATTTCACTAATAGTTCTGAAGTGCATTGCAGACAATGTGACATCGGCACAACTGTTTTATCTGACGACTATTTAGAAATTCATTAGATTAGCCCTGCCATTGTGCAGGGTTTTTCTTATTGGAAAATGGTCAAATTCAGGGAAAGTTAGCCTTTTATCACAAGTTTTTTTTCTAATTATATTTCTCTATTTTTAGGGGTCTGAAAAAACCACTAATCATTGAGGTTTTGAGGTGTGAAAAATAATACCTCGCGAAAATTTTACTTCTATAAAAAACTCCATTTCAGAATCTATGATATTATTGATTATCGAACATCTGTTCCCACACTATGTGGTAGTAATTAGAGGTTCGAACACTAGATATAGTGCTTTTTGTCATAATTGGCAGATATTATAAATAGTGGATTATATGACACTGTAGGAAAAGCGTTCCTACCAGCGTGATATAAATAATATGCAGAAACATTGGGGAGGCATTAGCCAACTCTTGTGTGGTGGTTAGGTTCTGCTACATAGGGACTTATTGGGGCATAGTTCGCAAGAACTGTGAGTTCTTATAAGGATTGACTTCGGTCAGTTGGATTAATAGGCTATCCCCTTTTTTTATGGGGTTGGCAAGGATAGATTGAGCTGCGGCTCAGAAGGAGAATAATAAGATGACGACAAGCGCAAAAGTGCCAAACCTAGATATTGATGAAGGCTTCTCAACAGGGCAAGATGATAAACAATTTTTATCAGTTCAAGATATCGTTTCAATAACTGGCATTTCAACATCTGCTGTATATGACCTGATTCGTTCAGGCAAAGTTCCAGCAGTTCCAAAATTAGCTCCACTCAACAAGAAGTGGAAACCTTATAGGGTCAGAAAAGAAGATTTTGAAGAAGCAGTCTTAGGAGGTAGTGATGCCGAATAGATTTATAGAATTGCAGAAAGGGATGTCAGTCACACTTATAAACCAAGTGCAAAAGTCAGCAGGGCTACATCCCAACTGCAACGAGGTGTCTTATGTATAAAAAATCATCTCAAATAGACACTGCTGGATTAACTAGAACCGATAAAGAATTAGTCAACGAGATTGTTGAAACTTTGAAAGTAGTTGATGCAATAGCAAAGCCTTCAAGCAAAGCTTCTAATCTTGACAGAGCAATTGTTTCTAATCTACAAAGCTACGACAACCTAGATGGGAACTATCGCAAGTGGATTGGAAGAAAAAGACGATTCATACAAAAAATTCGTGACCAGCTGCAATATATTCATAATGATATCTTTGGTCAAGACACCTATCGACCTGAAACCATACAATGCAAAAGACAAGGTTGTCCTACTGCCAATAAAAGAGTTGGTGTAGGCACTTTGTTCTGTGCAGGATGCGGAAGGGAGTTCTAATGTCAGATATATATGCAACAAGTCACTTTGCTTCTTATGGAAAGCCTGACAAGCAGGAACAACAACGAAAACAGTTTCTTAGAGAAATTGATTCTCCATATGGCGCACATAGTTCTGAACTAAAGAAATATTGGAAGAATAGTAATAACTGGCGCAATTTGTTAGTTCCTACATCTAAAGCCAGAAGAAAAGAAATTATTCTCGAATACTTAGATGTTGACATCATACGAACAACTAGTGCTACAGATATTGATGAGGCATTTGAACTACTCAATCCTTATATTTCATCTGTATCTGAAAGAGCTTTGATAAACTTTTTTGAAAATCAAGATGTAGTTCATAAAGCTATTGGAGCAGTAAAGCGAGAAAATCCAACCTATGGTCTAACTATCACTGGTTTAGGTCAGGACATATTGTTTTGGGAAAAAAAGATGTTCAAGCACACCAAATGTCCTTCTATCTTATGGGAGGAAAACAGAGTAGAACTTTTAGAGCTACCTTGTGAGGATGATGACCATAGAGCTGATTGCAAAGAATATCATTTAGATGGCGCTAATGAATGGCACGATAGAGAAACTGCAAGAAGTATAAAAATCGGACTGCAACGCAAGAAGTTTATGACTGACCAAGCAAAGCTGAAGGAACTAAAATTCAAAGCTATTGGAAACCTCATAACAGCTCTCAAAAAAGAGCCTGACTACAGCTATGAGAAATTAACTGAGACATTGGCTTCTATTGAATGGTCACATCCTGAGATATATCTAAAACCTGACTTAGTGAAACTATGGAAGTTCACAAATGAGGAAAAGGCATTCTGTGAGGAATATTTTGATATCTACGATGTCCAAGTTACTGAAAAGGGCGTGTATCACGCTCTAAAACAGACTGAGTGGGCTAACTAATGGGTATGACATCAGAGATGGCTAAGTTTGCAGGCACAATACACAAAATGCGAGAACACATAGATATGTTGGTTGAAACAAACACTTCTCCAACAATTGTGAACGATATGCGTGACCTTGTTGATGAAATACTAGACACATTAGAAGAAGCATTGTTTTTCAATTCTGATGTGCAAGATGATATGGGTATAAGCGCAGCTGTGCAAGAACGAATGGACTTAGCTTGTCCACATTGCTCAAGCCTTGTTTATGACAATCGTATAAGGAAAGCTGATGCAGGTCAGCCAAGTTATACGCCTAAAAGTCCTGACTTCATTTGTAGCAATGATAAAGATTGCAGTGGAATGATACAAGGAAGAGAAAGGAAGCTTCGTGCTTCTTGGTATCTAAAAGACTTAGATGGGAAGCCTAAAGAACTTCCTGAAGAATGGTTTATATAGAATAGGTTCATCCATTCCTGTTCTAACAACAGGGCTATGCGGAGAGGTTGCTGCCACACCTTATGCCTCTCCCATAGTCGAATTATATGGCAACAAATGAATATCTATCACTGAAGGAAATCCTTCCAATGATAAAAGACAATATGTGGCAACACGATGCAAATTGTTCTGATGTCGATTCAACTATCTTTATACCTACTGAGATGCAAGGCAGAAAAGTATCGCAGCTCTATGCAAAAGCAAAGTCTTACTGCTTTGAATGTGATGTGAGACCTGAATGTCTAACCTTCGCTATTTATAACAATATGACAGAGGGTGTATGGGGTGGACTAACTCCCCTTCAGCGAAAAGGTTTGCATAAAACCAACCCTGTCAGAGATATTTTCAAAAAAAAGGATTCAACAAATGGAAGAACGAATTAACTGTGAAGTCTGTCACAACAAATTGAAACAAGTGCAGGAAACTGCTCAATACTACTGCGACCAACCAGCATCAAATTGCTATAACTCTCTAAAGGTCATTCACTATGGATGACATCATAATTTTTTTAGGCTGCATTGTTGTATCGAATTTCTTATGGCTGAAATATCATAAGATAAATTAGGAATGAAGTTGCGAGAGCCACTCTCTACGATTAACACCCTATGTGGTTAGGTCATCTGTGTTGGTCTTATCTCGATTCACTTCACTTCAGTCAATTATCCAAAGATTTCTTCAAATCTATCATTTGAACAGCTATTTCCAGCAACACTAAACTCAGCCCAATTATTGACACCTACTCTGTCATAATCATTAGCTTTGATTAGCTCAGCTTCTTTTCTCAATCTGATTTTGAGAATATAGTTCGCAATGGTTAGATAAACTGTTGCAAGTAGCTTGTCCTTAATTGTGACTTTGTGGGTCAAATTTGAACTATCTTTGTGAAATATTGCATTAGCTCTACTAATGAATTTTGTATATAATCTTCGCATTTCCACCTCCTTTCAAAAGCCTAAAAATAATAAAGCAACTTTTGTTATATGCCAAGAATCCAGTAAAAGTCATACAGAAAATATTGTATAGACCATCCATACAGACAATACACATCAGGTCTATTTTGTAGGCTTTTTCAGCGGACAAAAATCACTCAAAATAAGTTCAAAAAAAACTTTCATTTTTTCAAAAAAATCTTGCTAAATTTTGCTCACTATCGCCTCTACTGACGATTTGTGGGGAGTATCGGATTTGAACCGATAACCTCTTCGATGTCAACGAAGCGCTCTGCCTGATTGAGCTAACTCCCCTTGTTTTAGCATAAAAATGGCACATATTTTGGAAAAAGTGGCACATAAGTGGCACATAATCCACCAAGATTCACTGACCCTCGTCTATACTATTTTGTATGTTGTTAGCAGGGATAAAAAACCCAATAATGACAGGCTTTCGCCGACTGTTTAGATGTCTCTCTGTGGGAGATACAAGATTTGAACTTGTGACATCTACCTTGTCGATACGCAAAGCCTGTCTTTTAGTTGTTGGGGAAAGTAAAAAGCTCAATGTTTTTGGGCGTTTTATTTTGTTTATCTTCCGCATATTTCATAGATTATCGGAAAAGTGGCAGATATGTGGCACATATTTTGCAGAGCGTTCCTACCTATGGTGGATAATCCTTCTAGCAACTTTGGATATAAAAAGGAGAAGGAATGGAATACCCAAAAGCGTTGCAACCTGTTGCGACAAAAAACAAAGATGGAAAGATTATTTCTTGGAGAGCAATCTATGCTGACCTCGATGACAGTGGACGAAGAAAGAAGTTCACTTGGAAATCTTTTCCAGCGAAATTCAGAGATGCGAATGGCAATAACAAAACCAATTCAAAGAACTCTGTCTTTCAACAAACTGTCACGCACTGTGAGGGACTGAGGTCGATTTATAGCGATAATTTAGTCGATACAGATATGACACTGATGCAGTTTATCGATGAACACTATCGCTTATGGAGAGAGTCAAACTTTGTTGCCCCAACTGTGTATCTCTTTGTTCGATACTTAGAGCAAAACAACTGGGGGAAAATCCCATTGAAAAAGATATCTGTTCGTTGGTGTGAACTCTATCGTGCTGAGATTCCAAACTTTAGACAGAAAAATGGCAGACCTTATAAAAGTAGGAATCTATATATTCGTTTAGTAGCTGAACTAAATTATTGTCTCAAACAAGCGAAAAGGCTGAATTATATTTCAACTAACTATAACGATAGGTTAGAAAATCCTAACAAGCATACAGAAGACTATACGAGTGACAAAGCTCATATGGCTAAAACTGCTAGAAGTTATAAGAACAAAAGTTGGACAAAAGAGCAGCTGCTCAAATATTATCCATTGCTTATGTCTATTCCAGAAACAACTGCGAACAAAGTTGATAGAGGGAATTGCAAGCCTAGAAAAGCCAATGTTTTAGTTAATAAAACAACATATAAAACATATTGGACAGATTCAGATGGCAAGTATTGTTCTAAGACTTTCAACATAAAGAAACTTGGCGATAAAGCTGCAAAGTTGAAAGCTGAAGCGTTAGCTGAATTTATGTCTGAGCAACTAGCCAAAGAGTATGAACAAGGGACAGCTGGTTTCTATATGCGTGAAAAAAGAACCTTTGACGATATCGATGTTGTTATGGTTCGTGCATATTTCACTCTATCCCTGCACTTAGGTCTAAGAAATGGAGAAATCTGTGGACTAAAGTTCTCTGACTTTGATGAAGAACGAAGAACTGTGCAAATTGATAGACAACTTGTCTGTGACATTGGAGACAAAAAAAGAAAATATGATGAGGACAAGATGGCTGAGTTTCCACCTAAGAAGAGTTCATATAGAAATATTAGTTATAACTCTGCTGTCGCAGCTCTTCTTGAAGAACTAAAGGCATATCATATTATGAACGACTACACACAGGAAGATTATCTGTTGCAGTATCGTTTCGGTGGAAGAGTTAGACCTGACTACTGGACTAAACACTATAAAAAGTTTCAGACTTTGGCAGGCATTCCTAAACACGAACAGCTCAAAGGAACTCATAGTGGAAGACATACTCACATAACCATTCTTGCAAGAGAAGGAGTATTGATATCTGAGTTGCAATATAGAGCTGGTCACAACGACCCAAGAACGACTAATGCCTACTACATACATATTGCAGAAGACAAAAACGCAAGTGATACTTTTGAAAGTGTATTTGTATCAGATGAAGAGAATGTTCTAAGTGAAAAAAATGATGAATAGTCACTAAACTTATAACCAGGAAAAGCCTTTCGTGAACCAACCACTTTGATTTCGTTAGGCTTTTCTGTTGAACGAGTTCTATTGTATTATGTCACTCCCCTCTGTTATATTTCATTTATGGCAAAAGAGAAAGACTATTCAGAATACAAAATCAAGAAAAGCACTAAGCCAATGGATGACCCATACTTTCAATTTGCTGATGATTTCAATGTTGATTATGAAACCTCGCCTATAACTCTTGATGGTCAAGTCAATCCAAAGTGGGTTGCACAGTTTGAGGAAGAATAATGGGTTCAGCACTTCCCTATGATGACAAACACGATAATCAAAAGATTATTGTTGACTGTGATGTCTGTGACCAAATGTTTGAACAATATCCTGATAAAGTGCCTACCTGCACTAACTGTCTAACTAATTCAGGCATTAGACGCCAACGACAAAGACTTAGAACTTCTATTGCACATCTCTTCGGAGAATAGCGTTCCTACCTACAAGGTATATTTATAACTCGATGATGAGAGGAATAATATGCCGAAAATACAGGAGAACGATAAGTTAATCGTATTTTCAATTGGAAATGGAGATGTTCATTATGCAGATGTCGCTGTTCCTTTTGAAACATATAATGATTTATCACAAGATGAGTTGAACGAATGGCTTGAAGGTATTGCCAAAAGTCATCCATTATTTGTAGAAAGTAAATTCTAATGGGTGGAATAACCAGTCAAGGAGGCAGTGGATTTGGTGGAGGTAGCTACAGCAGAACAAAATCTGTTTTGAAACAAGCCCAAACACAAATGAAGTTAACTGAAGAATATTTATTTTGGCTAAACAAAAGAAATGAAATACTTGGTCAGATGATGGAAGATGTTGACTTCAAGAATTATGTTTTAGCCTATAAAGACGCTTCAAGTCCACACATAGATGTTGATAAGGATTATCTGAACAAAGCTTTGGATTATCTTGATGTCCTTGAACGAACAATGGATTATGAGTTTATCGATGAGATTGGCTTAGAAGACTAGAAGGAAGCGAGTGTTAATTCTGTTGTTTTTCATAGATATTTAGAAATTAGCACTCAATTCCCTGCTTTCTGTTGAGAAAGAATAAAACCAAGAAATCCAGTCTAAAATTGATTTTCGTTCCTACTGGTGGCGTATTATATATATGATGGGATAACTCTATTCCCTGCAATTCTTATTATGTTCACAGCAAAAGATAATCCTATTTATAACGAGTTAGGGAATGTTAATCCAAATGCGATTATCTATCCTGAGTTCAATCAAGCCTTTGTTGGCTTAGGTGTCAATAATTCCAAGACTGTCGCTGTCTATGACTGGAATACTTGTGTCACTATTGTTGTTAATGAACACGATAAGAAACCAAGTGAAGCTCGTGAGTTTCTATTCTTTGATGTAGTGCAGCAGAACTCTAATGTGAATGCTCCAATTTTTTTGCATCAAGTTAATCCTATGAGGGATATAGAACAACTCTTCTTTCCCTAATGCCTAAGTTCTTTTGTTATGTCTGTGAAGAGATATCAGACCAAAGGAAATGCCCAGCACATAGAGGCAAGAAAAAAGATACACGCAAGAAGAAGTATGTCTCCTACGCACAGAGAAAGTATAGAAAAACTGCGGTTGATAATTATAAAAAGATTTATGGAAATGTCTGTCAGGGTTATAGGAGAAAAGCACATCCTTCTAATGACCTAACAGCTGACCATATAGTTGCAACAGCACGAGGAGGAGATGAATTTGGTTCGCTCCAAATATACTGTAGGTCTTGCAATAGTTCCAAACAAGCTTCAA